AAATGGATTAGAAGCTGCTGCTGAAGAAAAAAACAGACAATTTGCAGAAGCTAAAGCAAATAATGATGAACGTTTGCAAGAAAAACTTAATGCAGAAATTAATGAAATTGATGAAAGAATCGTTGAAATTAAAACTGAATTAGGTGATGAAAGATATATGGAAGATAGACGAGGCAACTTCAAAGGTGGCTATCAGATGAAACGTAAAATGTATGCTAATGGTTCATTACTTGAAGACGATATGGCAATGATGCAAGAAGAAGAAGAAATGCCAACACATACAATGCCGGATGGAACTGTTATGCCCGGTGCTACTCACGAAGAAGGTGAGATGATGATGAAAGAATCAGAAGAACCTGAAATGGAAATGGAATCTGATTCTGAAATGGAAGATAACTATTTAGATTTTATAATTGACGAAGCATTAAGCGAAGAAGAGGAAGATATGCTTATGTCAAAACTTGAACAAGATGAAGAACTTTCTATGCTGTTTGACAAAGTTATAGAAGTCGCATCAGAATTTGCTGGTTCTGGACCTGTTGAAGGACCCGGAACTGGAGTCTCCGACAGTATACCTGCTAGGTTATCTGATGGAGAGTTTGTCTTTACTGCTAAAGCTGTGGAAGAAATCGGAGCTGACAACTTAATGGCGATGATGAAAGATGCAGAAATGAAAGCAGATGAAAGACAAGGAATGGCTAATGGCGGTACAATGGAAGAAGAAGACCAGCCTGAACCTGTTGTGGTAGCTGAACAAGCTCCAGTAAGACAGGATATTCGAGTCACCAAGCAAACTGTAGGACCTCAAGCATCCGTGCAAGAGGAACGAGATTTGATTGATGAGGAGATTAAAAAAGGAATGTTATCTTCTAGACCATACGTCAGAAGCTAAATAAAGGCGGTAAGGCTACCCAAGACGTCATAGGCACCTTACCATATTTAAACCGAAAGGCTACCTTTACAAGACAAGCCCTGCACAGTCGACACACGCAGCTACCTTGTTAAACGAAGCCCTGAGTAGGAGAAAAAGAATATGACTACTGAAGTACAACAAGAGGAAAATGCCAATCCTTACAACCAAAATAAATCATGGCATACAGACGTTGAAGAAAACTTTGACACAGCAGACGGAATGTATTTTAGCAAACCAACTGCAAAAACAAAGAAAGAAGCAACCGATGAAGAACCTGTAGAACAGGAAGTTTCTAGGGATGAACCTTACAAACGACCCGACTACAAGAAACGTTACGATGACTTGAAAAAGCATTATGACTCTAAGCTAAACGAGTTTAAAGCTAGAGAACAAGAGCTGATAGATGAGGCTACTAAAAATAGACAAACCTACAAAGCTCCTAAGTCTGCTGAAGAACTTGAACAATTTAGGAAAGAGTACCCTGATGTTTACGAAGTTGTAGAAACTGTTTCTCACCTTCAAGCCGAAGAGAAATCTAAGGAACTGAAAGAGAAACTAGAAAGACTACAAGAACGTGAGAAAGAGTTAATTCGTAAGGATGCTGAAAAGCGATTGATGGATAGACATCCTGATTTTGAAGATATCAGAAACAGTGACGACTTCCATAGCTGGGCAAAAGAACAGCCTAAGTCTATTCAAGATTGGATATACTCAAATGCTGATGATGCTGACCTAGCTGCAAGAGCTTTAGATTTATTTAAACGTGATATTGGTATGGACGTTGCACCGAAGAAGTCAAATTCTAAGCAGTCTAATAAATCTGCTGCTGATATGGTCTCAACCAAAACAACTGCGGTTGAACCTAAACAGGAAAAGATTTGGACTGAAAAGGAGATTGCAAGTATGTCCATGGATGAGTTTGACAAGTTTGAAAAAGAAATTAGTCAGGCTATGGTCGAAGGGCGTATTCGCAAATAATTATTAATTTTAAACTATAGGAGAATGTATCATGGCTCAATATTTTGAACCTGCAACCGATACCGATGCTAACTTTGCAAACTCCGTAAGTGGACAAGCTAATAGTTTCTTCCTACCTTCGATTTATTCTAAAAAGGTTTTAAACTTCTTTAGAAAGTCTTCGGTTGTAGAAGCTATTACTAACACCGACTATGCCGGTGAAATCTCAGCTTACGGAGACTCAGTTAAAATCATTAAAGAACCCGTTATTTCTGTGTATGACTACACAAGAGGTAGCGATACAACTCAAACTAAACTAACAGACCAAGAACTTACTTTGGTTGTTGACAGTGCAAAAGCTTTCAAATTCATCGTTGATGATATTGAAACTAAAATGTCACATGTGAACTTCAAAGAAGTAGCTTCTTCATCTGCTGCTTATGCATTAAAAGATTCTTTTGATGCTGCTGTTATTGCCAATATGTTTAGTGGTTTGTCATCTTCTTCACCTGACCACGTGCTAGGTGCTGATAGTGCAACTGCTTTAGGTGCTGGTGTATACGATGGAGCTGGTTCTGTTGATTTAGGCACATCTGGTGAAACTGACCCACTAGACCTTATGGCTAGAATGGCAAGACTTTTAGACGAGCAAAATGTTCCTGAAGAAGGAAGATGGTTCGTTGCTGGTCCTGACTTCTATGAGCAACTTTCACAGTCTGGCTCAAAGCTATTGTCTGTTGACTACAACGCTGGTCAAGGCTCAATTAGAAACGGTCTAGTATCAAGTGGAAAACTTAGAGGTTTCAGCATGTACAAATCTAATAACATTGCTGCTACATCTAATGCTACTGGTAAAGTTCTTGCAGGACACATTTCATCTACTGCAACTGCTCAAACTATCATCTCAACTGAAGTCCTTAGAGACCCAAGTTCTTTCGGTGATATCGTTAGAGGATTGCATGTATATGGTTCTAAAGTCCTAAGAGACGAAGCCTTAGTAGGTGCTTTCTACTTAATCGACTAATTGTTGATAACTCGGGGGGTCTTCGGACTCCCCACTTTTTAAAAGGAAGAAATTATGAAACACGGAAGAAAAAAAATGTATGGTGGTTCATATATGATGAAGCGTAAAGAGAAAATGCACGGTGGTCGCATGAAAAAAATGGAAGGCGGTCCAGTGTATCATAACTCTTTAAACGACATTATTAAAACTGACAACACCATGAAAATTGAAGGCGAGAAGTAATAGAATACAATGGCTACAACATATCTTGACATAACTAACGAAGTTCTAAGAGAACTCAACGAACTTCCACTTACACAAGCAAACTTTGCAAGTGCTGTAGGACTTCAACAGTTTGTTAAAGATGCAGTCAACAAATCTATATTTGACATTGCTAACGAAGAACCACAATTACCGTTCTTCTCAGCAGGTCTTAGTGGTGCTACTGACCCATTCTATGGTAACGTTACAGTAGCAACAACAGCAGGTACAAGATGGTATCTGCTTAAGGCAGGAAGTTCTAGTCTAGCAGACGATTATGGTTCTGTAGACTGGGATGATTTTTATATCACTACCATTAATGTTAGTGGTGAAACAGCACCGTATGTCTCTAAAGGTTTAAAGTTTATAAACCTAGAAGATTGGAAAAGGTATTACAGAGACAGTGAGAACGAAGACGATGCGAATGGACAGGCTTATGGTGAGCCAGTAAGAGTTATTAAATCACCTGACTCAAGGAAGTTTGGATTAAGTCCAATTCCTGACAAAGAATACAATGTGCATTTTTATGCATTTACTAAGCCAACGAAGCTTAGTGCTTACTCGGACACAATAGTGTTCCCCGAACAATACAGTAACGTCATAACATCACGTGTACGTTACTATGTGTGGCAGTTTAAAGAAAGCCCACAACAAGCTGCATTTGCTCTTGAGGACCATAAGAAGGCTATGAAACATATGAAGTCTAATCTTATGAATCCTACACCAAGAGTTATGACAGACGATAGAAGATATTTTTAATTTATGGCAAGGTCACAACCGTACACAGTCGCATGTGCCGGAGGCTTAGTAAAGTCTGCAAACTCTATAGACTTATTAAGAACTCCCGGAGTTGCTAGAGAACTTCGTAACTTTGAAGTCTCTATAGAAGGTGGATACAGACGTATCAACGGTTATGAGAAATTTGGTGGAGCCAGTGCAACACAACCAACTGGAAGTGCTTCACAAATTTTTGGAACCATGCCTTACGGTGATGGTGTTGTAGTTTGCGTAGGCAATGGTATTTATTTTAGCCAAGATGGAATTACATGGTTGCAAATAAATAGGCTATCTGCTACAGGCGGTGATAATTATACAACCTTTACAGGTAAAGCATTATCAGTAAGAACTGGGCAAGGACAAGCAACGTTTGCAATGTTCGAAGCTGCTGGAATGGATTATGGTCAAATCTTTATAGCTGATAATTCTACAAAGGATATATTTTCTTTTAGAATGGAAGGTACAGGAGCTTTAAATACTAGAACCTTTTATACCGAAGAAATACAGCCAAACGGAACTGGTACTCCTGTAAAGTTTATTACAGCACACGACCACCACTTAATTGCTGCTGGTGTTGATGGTGAAGAAACTACTGTGTATTACAGTGTGTACAATGACCCTAATAACTTTACAGGTGCTGGAGCAGGAAGTATCGCAATATCTGATAAGATAGTAGGTATTAGAGGATTCCGTGAAGATTTAATAGTATTTTGTGAAAACAGTTTACATAAATTAGTAAATATAAATGATTTAGCAAGCATACGAATTGACCCTATCGCAGAAAACGTAGGATGTTTAAGCGGTTATAGCATCCAAGAGATAGGTGGTGACTTGGTATTCCTTGCACCGGATGGTCTTAGAACCGTTGCAGGTACTGCAAGGATTGGTGACGTTGAGTTAGGAACTGTTTCAAAAGCTATACAGCCTTTGTTAAACGACCTAGCTAGAAATGTAGATAGCTATGTTATCACTAGCATGGTTCACAGAGACAAGTCACAGTACAGATTATTTTATACAGATACCACACTAAATGAAAATCAACAACGAGGTATCATAGGAACATTAAGACCAAACGGATTTGAATGGTCAGAAACAAGAGGAATAGAAGTAACAGCAATAGGAACTGGATTTAATGAAGTCGGTATTGAAGAACATTTTCATGGGTCTGATTCAGGTTATGTTTATGTACACGATGCTGGTAATAGTTTCGATGGCAGTAATATCCTTGCTAGGTTTGGTACCCCCGACTACGACTACGGAGACTTAGGAACTTTAAAAACTTTACATTACCTTAAAGTCTCTGCAAGTTCTGAAGGTGTTGTAGACCCTGATGTACAAGTTAGGTTTGATTATGGTAGTACAGATACACCACAACCACCAAACTTGTTTGACTTAGGAACCATTGACCCACCATCATTATTTGGTGATGCGATATTTGGAACTAACATATTCGGTGGAGCTGAGAATCCACTGATAAGAATACCACTGCAAGGAAGTGGATACAGTAACAATTTTACAATTATAAGTGATGATGTGAAAGCACCATACACAATTAACGGATTTTATATAGACTTTATACCTTCAGGAAGGAGATAAAACAAAATGGCATTAACAAAAGTTTCAGGTGGATTATTAGGTAACTTTAGTGTAGGTTCTAATAATGTTGCACTAGGTGATACTGCTTTAAGTAGCTTAACAAGTGGTAGCTCTAATACAGGTATAGGTCAAGGTTCTTTATCATCTTTAACAACTGGTAATTATAATGTTGGAGTTGGAAGATTGACTCTTTCATCAGTAACAACAACCAGTAATAATGTTGCAGTTGGTGGTGTAGCTCTACAAAATAATACTGGCGGTTCTAATACAGCAGTTGGAGATTCTGCTCTTTATGCAAATACTTCAGCATCAAATAACACCGCAGTCGGTGCATCAGCACTTTTATCAAACATTACAGCCTCGTACAACACTGCAGTTGGTAAATCAGCAATGGCAGCAATTACCACAGGAGCAGAAAATGTAGCTGTGGGACATAACGCAATACTAACAGGAACTACTGTATCTAACAGTGTTGCAGTTGGTGAAGGTGCTATGAAAGATGCTACTGGAAATGGAAACGTTGCAGTAGGTCAAGATGCTTTAAGAAACTCTACGAGTAGTTACAGCACTGCGGTAGGTATGAACTGTTTGGATGCACAAACTACAGGTCTTTACAATACTGGTTTAGGATACGCTGCTGGTGGAGCAGTTACAACAGGATATCATAATACGCTTTTAGGATATGGAGCAGGTAATACTTTAACCACAGGATATAGAAATACAGTTATTGGATATGATGCTTTAACTGGTGCTGCTGATTCAGACTTGCAAGTTGTTATTGGATATGGTGGTAGAGGTTCAGGTTCAGGAACAGCTACTTTTGGAGCAGGAGCATCAACAAAAACTTATGTAACAATAGGTTCTACTTCTTGGTCGTCATCTTCAGATCAAAGGCTTAAAAAAGAAATTACAGATTCAACCGCAGGTTTAAGTTTTGTTAATGATTTAAGACCTGTTACTTTTAAATGGAAAAACAAAAATGAATTAGATGCAAGTTTGCCTTATTATGAAGAAGGCTCTACATCTTCAGTCTTATCAAGCGATATTGGCAGACTAGCTAAACATGGTTTTATAGCACAAGAAGTTAAAACTGCTATAGATAACCATCCTGAAATAGTTGAGGGGCATGATATATGGTCAGAAAATGATGAAGGAATACAAAACTTCTCACCTTCAGCTTTAATACCAATGCTTGTAAAATCTATACAAGAACTATCCGCTAAGTGTGATAGCTTACAAAGTGAAATTAATATTCTAAAAGGAAACTAAAATGGAAAGAGATGTAACACAAATTCTATCAGCAGCAGACGATTCTGTTAGCTTGATAAATGCTGTAAACGATGGCTCTTGGAATGTAGAAGGCTTTGAGCAAAGTGAAATCAACGATATGGTTCAGCGTAATGTTGACCATCTTGAAATCATTTTAGCTTATGAAGAAGTCGTTGCAGACGATAGCGACAAGTCAAGCTTTACAGATGCTATTGAAACAGGTAAAGCATTTATCGCAGCTAATTAATTTATAAAAATTTTGGAGACTAAATAATGGCAGGTTATACACGACAAAGTTCATTTGCAGACGGAGATACAATTACCGCTGCGTTATTTAACGATGAATATAACCAACTCGTAAACGCTTTCAATAACTCGACAGGTCACAGTCACGATGGTACTGCTGCTTCAGGTCCTGTTATTGGTTTGATTGGTGATGCGGGAGAAACTTCACCAAACAACAAAGTGCTTATAGACACAGTAAATAACTATATCGAGTTTTATATTGAAGTCTCTTCAGCTCCTGTACAACAGCTGTACATTGCCGATGGTGCTATCGTTCCTGTCACCGATAACGACATCGACTTAGGTACAAGCTCACTTGAGTTTAAGAATCTTTACCTAGACGGTACAGCTAAAATAGATACATTGACTGTTGATGAAGCTGCAACGATTGGTACAACTTTAGGTGTTACAGGTGCAACCACATTAAGTTCTACATTGGCTGTAACAGGTGCTACCACTTTATCAAGCACTTTAGCAGTTACTGGAGCTACTACACTTAGTTCTACTCTAGCGGTTACAGGTACATCAACACTTACTGGTAACGTCACCACCACAAACGACTTATCAGTAGGAGGTAATCTAACTGTTACAGGTAATGCTACCATCTCTGGAAACTTAACATTTGGTGATGCCGATACCGACAGTATTAATTTAGCTGCTGAGATTGATTCAGACATTATACCAAACACCGATGGCACTTATGATTTAGGAAGTGCTACAAAAGAATGGCAAGACCTTTACATAGATGGCACTGCAAACATTGACAGCCTCGTAGCCGATACAGCTGATATCAATGCAGGTACTATAGACAACACAGCCATTGGAGGCACTACAGCTTCTTCTGGTGCGTTTACAACGCTTACAGCTTCAGGAGCTACTACACTTAATGGTAATGTAACTCTTGGTGATGCTGCAACAGATAACGTAGTATTCAATGCTGATGTAAACTCAAGCATTATCCCTAACACAGACGACACCTATGACTTAGGTAGTGTTTCTCAAGAATGGCGTAATCTCTATATAGACGGTATAGCCAACATAGATAGCCTTGTAGCTGATACAGCAGACATTAATGGTGGCACTATTGATGGTGTTACTATCGGTGGTACAACTGCCGGTGCTGTAACCTTTACAGACTTGTCAGACGGTACCATTACGATAGCAGGTTTTGTAGACGAAGATACTATGGTATCAAACTCTGCAACGCTTGTACCAACTCAACAATCTGTCAAGGCTTATGTAGATAGCCAAGTCACAGCACAAGATTTAGATTTTCAAGGTGATACTGGTGGAGCATTATCTATAGACTTAGATAGTGAGACACTAACGATTGCCGGTGGTACTGGTATTGATACTAGTGGAGCTTTAAACACTTTAACAGTCTCTATAGACTCTACAGTTGCTACACTTACCGGTACCCAAACTTTAACAAACAAGACACTTACAAGCCCTGTAATCAATACAGGTGTTTCAGGTACCGCAGTACTTGATGATGATACTTTTGCTACAGCTTCAGCAACAACTTTAGCAACTTCAGAATCTATTAAAGCTTATGTAGATACACGTATTCTTACTGAAGATACATTGGCTGAGATGAACGATGTTAATATTACAACACCTGCCGATGGCTCATTGTTGTTCTATGACACTGGCACATCTATGTGGATTGACAATGTTGTAAGCGGTGACATTACTATTGCAGATACTGGTGTTGCAGCGATTAGTTCAGGCGTAATTGTCAATGATGATATTAACGCTAGTGCAGCTATCAGCGTATCTAAGACTGCTTTAGTAGGTGGTACAGGTTTAACACTAACAGGTGATACACTTTCTGTAGATGCTTCACAGACTCAGATAACTGCTGTAGGTACTATTGGAACAGGTACATGGCAAGGTACAGCTATTGCAGATGCTTATGTAGCTGATAACCTAACTATATCAGGTGGTACAGTAGATAACTCTGTAATCGGTGGAAGCACACCTGCTGCTGGTACATTTACTACATTGACAGCTAATACCTCTATTACAGGTACACTAGCTACCGCAGCTCAAACAAACATTACAAGCGTTGGAACATTATCAAGCTTGACAGTCTCTGGTGATGTTAATATAGATTCTAACACTTTAAAAGTTGATAGTACTAACAATCGTGTTGGAATTGGAGACGGAACACCAGAAGTAAGTTTAGATGTAGGTGGACAAACAGATGCTATTCACGTACCAGTCGGTACAACAGCACAAAGACCTACAGGTGCGAATGGTTACTTTAGATATAATTCTGACGATGCTCAGTTTGAAGGTTATGCTGATGGAGCTTGGGGAGCTATTGCCGGTGGTGGTGGTGCTGTTGCTCCAACTTTAAATACCATGACTGGAGATGGGTCCACAGCTACTTTAACTTTAAGTATTACTCCAATTAGTGAAAATGCTACATTTGTAACCATTGATGGTGTAATGCAGCACAAAGATACTTATAGTATTTCTGGAACAACATTAACCTTTTCGGCAGCTCCACCTAATGGAAGTTCTGTTGAGGTTGCAACATTAGGTTCTACAACTATTAACGAAGCAACTATAGTTCAAGATGCTGATAGTGACACAAGAATACAAGTAGAAGAAAGTGCTGACGAAGATATTATAAGATTTGATACAGCCGGTACAGAACGTATGACAGTTGGTGCCAATGGTGATGTTGCTGTAAACGCATCAGCAAGAATTGCACAAGGAGCTTTAACATCTTCATCAAACTCTGTAGCTTGGGATTCTAGAGCTATAGCTAACGCTTATCATTTAACAACAGAGAACACAACCTTTGCAGCTCCTACCAACGCTGTAGAAGGAGCTATAATCTCGGTAGAAATTGCACAAGGTTCTACAGCTTATACCGTAGCTTGGAACACTGTATTTGAATTTGCAGCCTCTACAGCACCAACAGTAACTGCCACAGCTAACAAGACCGATATATTTACCTTTAGATATAATGGTTCGGTTTGGCAAGAAATCGGTAGAGTTCAAAACCTAGCACAAACCTAATATGGAAACACTTGCAAGAGCAGCTAATCGAGGTAGTATCTCTACTGGCTACGATATTGATAATTCTTTGAAGTTTGAATCTGATAATTCTGAATATCTTGTAAGGTCACAAAC